CACCAGGCGATCACTAAATCGTATGGAAAAATTTTTTTATTTACTTCTGGAAGTTTTCTTTTTGACATCTTTTAATTTACCAGAGTTTTTCATGGCATAAAATATAGCTTTACCTTTTTTCTTGCCATATTGTTTTACCATAGATTTTTTAATTTTTTTACCTTTTTTATTTAGAGGCATTTAATACTTTACCTCTATTAGGTCCTCTCTTTAATCTATATTCTTGAGTTCCAGTTGCACCTATATTAACTTCTCTTCTACATAATTTAGATAACAATTTTTCCATTGTATCTTTTTTAATAGAAGATATATGTGATAATAACTGTCTTGTAATTCTATTCATATTAATATCCAAATGTATTATCTGATACTTCAAAATCATTTTGAAATGATGAACTAAATCTATTTCTAAATTTAGGATGTGTTGGTCTACTCATGCATCCATATCTTAATGCATCGTATGCGTGATCTTCTGCATTAGTATCTACGTCTTCAGGGTTCTTATCATCAGTTGGTAATGTTGATAAGGTTCTTATTAAATTTTTACAATTAGAGAATATTCTTATACCTGGTTCTTTGTCTATAACTCTTAATCTTTTATGTATCTCTAATTTACCATTAATTCTACTTTTGGGTGATCTATCTGAAGGTCTCCATCTACAACCATTCTGTATCATTGTTTCTGCAATACTTGGACCTACATCACCTCTCTTTGCCCATGTACTGACATCTAATACACCATAGTGAATATATTCATTCTGTTCTAAGTTTATTACTTGTCTTGCAAAAACATCTGCCGTAACTTTTTTAGTATATAGTTCTCTATAAATCCATATGTTATTATTATAATCAATAGCGAACCATAGAACACAAGCAGGAGAAGAATAACCCCAGTCAGCAGCACGAAACTTATACCAGCCTCTAGGTATCTCAAAAGGTTCGACCACATGTGTTAATTTACTAAATTCTGGAAATGCAGAATCCTCATACGCATCCCAATCTCCCTCTAAGAACTGTTTACGTTGTACTTCTGGTAAAGATGCCAACATGATATAATAATCATCTGTCTGCATCAGATAAGGATTATCCTGTAGCTTTGCTGGAATAAATCTTCTGGTAATATATTTCTTACCATTAGGCGTATCTATCCCCACATCAAACGCAGTATTTGGTTCACTGGGTTCTACAAACATCTCTCGTACCCATTGTGATCCTACGTTACCTGGATTACCTGTTGCTCTCATATAGACAGGTATCTCCTTATCAACAGATCTTAAAGAAGATCTTAAAAAATTATATATATCTGGCGAAGGATATTGTGGAAGTTCGTCTATTCCTATCCATGTATATGATTGACCTTGGTATCTTAACGCATCCGTCATGTTTTCTGCGTAACCAAACTCTATCTTTGCCCCCGAAGGGAATCGCCACTCTTTTTCTTGTTCTCTCCATTTTGCACCAGGAAATGCTTTCGAGTATAATAACTGAGACTTCTGTATCAAGTCTCTCAACTCTGGCATTGTCCTCCTCACCAACAGTGCTCTGTGATTTGCTTTCGAACAATAACGAAGCGGATCGACTAGCATCGCATATGATTTACCACCGCCTCTTGCTCCGCCATAAAATACCTCTCTTTCAGAGGATGCAAGAAATTCTGTCTGTGGACCAGAGTTAGGTCTAAAGATAACTTCTTGATTATTTATGTGCTCTTTTACATTCTTGGGAGCACTGTCTATTATGTCCTCTGTAAGTAGTTGTGTGTCTTTTCCTGTTAATGCTTTATCAATAGTTAACAGTTTATTTTTTGTATTTTCTGCTGACATCTTAGCAGAACGTAATGTCTGTTCTGCCTTTGCAACTTTCTTACGAGTGCGAGCTAGAATCTGTTTGACTGACTTCTTGGCTTTCTGTTGAACTATTCTCTTTGGTTTCGGTGGTGCTATTTCGTTCAAGTCTTTTTTTAAGTCCGACATGTGATATGTATCTTCCTGTTTTTCTATGTAGCCATTGTGCAGTTTCTCTTAGTGAACAAGTCTTTGAATATTCTTTTGCTTGTCTAAGAGCATCTAATTCTTCTTTGATAGGTTCTATATAATCTGGATCTTGAGATTGTTTAAAACCAAATGGAACTATTCTAGCTTTCTTTTTTATCTTTATTGGTTCCATCTTTTGCTGGTAATATAAATATTCCGTGCATAGCTTTCATATTTATATCTAGTTGATCCTTCTTTGTTATTCCAACTCTATCTAAAAGTGAGTTAGCGGCTGCTAGACGAATACTTGCTTGTGGTGTAGTGCCGTCTTCATCTAGTAAGGTGGTTAACCTAGTAGCCGCTTTTGCAGAGTGTGTTGATAAATGAGTCTCCGCTAATTCTGTTATCTCTTTCTTGAGATTACGAATAACTTTAGGATAACTATGTTCAGAATATCCTGCTATTCTTGCTGCCTCTCGTGGATTTCCCTGTGCCTCTCCGAATAATACGTCTAGAAACTTTTCCTGCATGTCGGTCAAGTTTCTTTTTTGAGTCTTTGTTATAGAAGAATCCATTGTTTGCATTTATAATCTCCATTAATTCTTTAAATGGAAGTCGGTTAACTGATGATAATATCCTTGTCTTCGTCATCCTCAGCCTTTGCTTCCATAGTTTCGAGTGGTTTTACTTCTTTTTCGGGCATTGTTGGCATTACTGGTCTAACATTTGGATCTCTAGGGAATCTTTTAGGTCCTAGATCCTCATTTGCTGGTACAGCTGCCATCTTATCCTGCATTTTCTCTAGAAAATTACCCTCACTCAGTGGTTCGTTCATCCCTGGTGATCCTAGAAGTGCAGATTCGCTGCCTTTCAATTCATTTGAGACAGGCATGTTAACACCTTTCTCCATTAATTTAAAAAAATTAGTCTCTTTCTCTACTTTGGTTGCAACTTTACCCCTGACAGGGAATACTCCTTGTCCTGTTCTAAGATAACTGGGTATGTTTGCTTCGAATTTCATAGTTTTAATTATTATTCGTGATGACCCGTTTGTGCCTATTGGCTGTAGTTTGTGTTGTGTGTCCGTTGAATAATATATAAGTTATATTATAGGGGTGGTAAGCAGTTTTGTCAAGGATTTTTTGACGTTAAATTTCATATGCGACAATATGTCAATAGACAAATGTTATTATGGGATGTATAATGTTATTAGGCACTGCCAGGGGGGTCTAACATGGATACCTTGGTGAAAATTACATTACCCCCTAGGGTATTCCCTAGTACATTTACTAGAATATTCCCTAGCCCCCCAGTGGTTAACAGGGATATCTGGGATTTTCTGGCTTCCGTATATATAGTATATAGGACTACCCCCCTGGCACACGCATAGGGTGTACCTAGAAAAAAATTGTGTAGTACCTATGGGAAAATCTGAGGGTTGCGTAGCAACTCCATATTACCTAGTAAAGCCTTTAGTCCTTTTTTGGGGGTTGTAGGGGGCAAAGCCCCATGCCAAAATTAAAAATTTATATTTCAATTAGTAGTTGACACCTGAAAACACCAAGGGGCTCACTGGTTTTTGTACCAGAAACCCCCTGAGTGTAAACTAAGTATTATTTAAAGTTACTTACGTATTTATGAAAATCACCAGTGGTAATATCAAATTCCTGATTATTAATCACTGGGAAAAATCTTAACTTTGCCTTGGTTTTAGATTTCATATATTCTTTGAAATTTGGATCTTCAAATTTCTGTAAAATATACAAATGTAAATCTAATAAACCCTTCTGGGCAATCGGTGAGTTATTTTTAGAAAGTAAATCAATAAACTTCTCAGCTGAAGTTTTAATCTGGTTTACCTCATTTAATAACCTCTGATCTGGGTTTCCGCCTTTGCCTTGCTCAGATTTAGCCACGTTAGTTAAATGGTGAGTTGTGCCTAAAATGCCCTTTTCCAAATCATTAACTTTTGCCAATGATTTATAAAGGTTTGACTCAACGGCATTTGCAACATTTTCTGAGGCAATTTTCTTTGGCATAAAGTATTGTTTAACAAATTCAACAATACCTCGGTCACCCCTAAAAGTGCAATGATAATCTTTGCCCTTCTCTGATTTTAAGAAGAAGTTTTCAAATAAACCTTCTTTGAAAACTCTCTCGCTTTCAATCTCAGTTTTACCTGCTGAAAATATTTTCTTAAAAATTATAAATTCAACTGGGTCAACTTCTTCATTAAGAAAATTGCCATTTTTGTACACGTCAGCATTACAAATCATGAACATAATTAGCGGTGTAACTTCAGTTAAAACCCTAAATTCATAAGGGTTATTTTTCTGAATATCCGCCAAATTTTGACCCATAGCAGGGACAATAACCTGACTTGTAAATTTGCCGTAGTCTTTAGCAATCAAGGTTTTTCGATCATCACCAGAAAAAAATATTTTTTTAGCTGATATATCGTTCTCACCCTTATCAAAATAATTCGAAAAATCTAATTTTCCATTTTCGAACATTTTGAAAGTATTACGAGCAATATATAACATTTTGCCGTTGTTGCTCTTTTCATTACTCGCAACACTTTTTACCATGTTCCAAGTTTCATTTTGTAGATCTATTTTTTTTGGATCTACTTTTTTTTCATTTAGTTTCATCTTTGCCCTTTCTGTTAATTGGTTAATAAATAAAACTATATATCTCTTCTTATATAATTATGTCCGCAATGTGTCAAACATATAGCAATAATAAGTTTTTATTGATTTTTTTACTATATGCAAAAATCGAATACCTAAAAATCGTCTAGAAGTATTGATTTTATTGACTTTATTGAAAACTAGCTCCAGGCAAACACCCTCGAAAAGTATCAACACTATATGCAAATTTTGCATACCTCATATCTAAACTAGAACAAAGCAAGAACACTTACACGTGTGAAAATGTTCTACAAATGTTCTACAACTTACACGTGAAAAAAAATGGGGTAATTTGATTAAGACATAGTGAATAAAAAACTCTGTGGAGAAACTGGTAGGATTTTGATTAAGACATAGCGAAGAAAAACTCTCCGCTATATCTCTAGTTATGAACTATTGATCGAGGTTAAAATTAATAATCAGTTATGTCATGTGACCTCGCTTTCGTTTATTATTAACTAACATTAGGGAGTATCAAAGTCCTCCAATATGCCCATGATTGCATTACGTTTGGAACAATCAGGATCATTATCG